TATTAAGGGAAGGAGTTGAGTGTGCTTTCGGGAAGAACATATATGACAGAGTTACGGAGATTCTGCCAGCGGAAATAAACAGGCAGATATCCGGCGAGGATTTTATTGACGGATTAGTGAAGAGAATACGAAACAAGCAGCTATGATTACATAACATAGCAATATAAAGAAACAGGATTTTTTAACCATGTCTATAAAGAGGACACCATAAGTCCATTAATATTGTTTTTACATCGCAAACTTGGTATAATAGCGTGGAAATGATGAATATATCAAAACTAATAAATTACTATGAAAAGCATGTTGGGCACAAACCGACACGGGTACATATCTTTTATAACAACCTAAAAGATTATCACCACGGTAAAGCTATCAACGGCGTGGCGATAACATCTAGTGCAGCGAGGAAATAAAAATGACGGAACCATTATCGAGAGGATAATAATATGCCTGCGCTGTTCTGGAGTGATAAACTTAAAAAATGGGTGGAGAAAGGTGCCGAGACCATTGCTGAATATGCCCCTGACTTTGTTAAAGATAAACCCAAAAAACCAATTGAGTTTAAAGAAGACTCAAAAGAACTAACCGAATACAACAAGGGCGCTTCTGAAAGGAGCAAGGCCAAGGTAAAAGAAACCGCTACGCTTGAGAACCAAGCTAAAACCCCTGAACCAGAGGCGAAGGGTGCAGAGAAGTTCTTTAAACTAGCTTCTGATGTCATTAATAGCGAAGAGGTGCAGGACGCATATTCAAGGACACTTGGCGATAAATACGATGAAAACATCGAAGAAAAGAAAAAAATGGCGAGAAAGCGACGCAAAAAAGGTAAGTTAAAATGGTTTGAACGGCCAGAAAAAGAGAAATAAAATAAGGAATGACGATGCCTGTTTATCTCTACAAATGCAAGTGCGGAAAGGAGGTAGAGCGGTTCTTTACAACTATCTCAAAGGGAATGAAATCAATACCGTGTCCCGATTGTGGCCGGGGAATGACCAGAACGCCAGCGCTAGGCTCATTCTCACTAAAAGGTAAGGGCTGGTTTAAAGACGGGTACTCAAAATGAGATACCCATTCGAGAGCAAAGGTAACTCAACCCAGGCAAGGCGTATGCACTACCACATGACCGCCGATCTCGAATCAAAACAAATCCTCACCAGATGCGCGGCAGGGATGAAAGCCTGCAACCCCGAAGACCTATCACTTTTGCACAACACGCCAGATTGGATTATTGTTAAGACCAGAGGCCGCAACGTGTATGTAGCCGGTCAAATTAAATACGCAGCCACAGAGGTAATAAAACTACCAAGACGCTTCAAAGACATAACAGAGGCTAAAACCGTTTGGCTGGGCGGTAGAGGAAGAAGGATAAAAGATCACGACATAGCCAAAATAATTGTTAAGGCAATCAGGGGGATGATATGAATACTGACGGCAAAGTCCACACCGTAATGATATGGGTAGCTTTAGCACACAGAGTATTGATCTTAGCCTTATCTGCGACAGCTCTTTATCTGTCCTCCAAAGTAGTAGAAGCTATCGGCAACGTTGGGCTCAAAAGGCTAATAGATCTAGTTTGGATGGGGCCACATTAATGGCACAGCCTAAAAGATTAATACCACCAAGAATATCAACAATAGAGCTTGAATTTCTCACCAGAGAATACCAGGCCGGTCTCCTATCAAACGTGGCCATAGGCAAAGAGCTTGGCAAAAGCGAAACATGGGTCAGACGATGGGCCGAGAAGATGAACCTCGTCAAAGAAAAACACCCTTTTGTCCAACGAGATGCCCAATCTGTTGAAATGGCTAGCAAAATCGTAACAAAAGAAAGTGCAGAAGAACACCGGATTCGTGTTACACAACGAATTTTAGACGAGCATAGCTCAAATTGGGACGAAATGCGTCAGCTTGCGGCGTCATTGCTCAAAGAACTACGCATTTTAAGCGAATATCCCGAAGAAATGTCGAAGATAGCCGAACTCGTCGCTTCAGCCAGTTTCCCTGAAGATTCAGACGGCAAGCTAGTTGCAGAGCGGATGGCTATGTATGAGAAATTATTAACACTTTCCACCAGATCCAAGGACTTGCTTACTCTTTCTGCGGCACTAACAAAGATAACTAATGCAGATCGAAAAAGGATCGGATTAGACAGACCAGGGACGAGTAGCGGCGGTGGTGTTGATGGCCTCGGCGTAACTCCTGAATCACTCCTGAGCCACATAATAAACAACAAAGAAGAGATTACGGTAAATATGCAGATAAACAACTACCGGGGCAGCGAATAGATTTACCTAACAAACTGCTTTTATTCATGCGGTGGCGACTTGGCACCTATCCCTTGCCACGTATGGTTTAAGTGTTTAATTAAATGCAGCATAATATGGAGAAAAAAACATGGTAAAAGATTACGTTAAACGAGAAAAATCAAAGTTCAACCGGCCAAACAAGATAAAAGTGGTCAAGTTCAAGGCTGATAGAACAGACTGGCCAGACGGTATCGAAATAACAATGAAGGCCGACACTCATATGCTGACATGCAAACGCCTGATGAATGAGTACAAGATGCCTTTAGCCGAGGGGGATCTTATCGCAACCGGCAAACAGGGCGCTACGCAGCACACATGGATCATACCGAAGAAAGATCTTGGCCGAGAGTACTATCCAAAGCAATCTCGCAAGAAGTAACTATCTTGCGAGACACCGCCATCAAATTTAAACGGAGGATGATGTTGTGGCTAAACAAAATTGCTGGGGATTTATGAAGTGCAATAAAGAGCAAGATTGTCCGGCTCATCCCGATAACGGGCGGATTTGCTGGAGTGTTGCCATGGCGAGCTTGACACAAAGATATAGCTAATGGAAGAAACGCTAGAAGAACAAAAGCAGAACGCAGAAGACTACACGAGGGCGGCGCTTGACATAGCGTTCTTCATTGATAAGTTCTGCACCATCCAAGACCGGACTACGATGCGACCGATCAAGTTCAAACTCTGGCCCGGTCAGCTTGAATCACTACCCAGTATCGTCAAAGAACAACTCCTGATAATTCTCAAGGCTAGACAGCTTGGCTTAACCTGGCTGGTCTGTGCTTATGTGGTATGGCGAGCCGGATTCCATTTCAACGAGCTAATCATAATAGTGTCCGGATCAGACGAGGACTACGGCGTGGAGTTTCTTAACCGTTGTAAGTTCATCTTTGATAATCTCCCGGATTGGATGAAACCGAAGGTCTACAAGCGGAATGAGAAGGAAATATCATTCGGTGAGGAAGTAAAAGACGATAACGGGATCATAAAGATTGAAGGTCTTAACTCAACGATAAAGGCGCTGGCACCCACACCGTCGGCAGGGCAATCAAAAACATGCTCACTTCTTATCTTAGACGAGGCGGCACTGAATCGATACGTTAAAAATATATTCCAGGCAGCGGAGCCGACACTTGAGCACGCTAAAGGCCAGCTAATAGTAATCAGTAACTCGAACAAGGATAAACCAGGTTGGTCGTGGGTCAGAGATATCTACACAAAGAGCATGTCCGGGATGAACGAGTTTAAACGAATCTTCTTAGACTGGCGATGTGTACCAGGCCGTGGCGAAGATTTCCTTGACCAGAAACGTCTTGCCGGTATGGACGACAACGATATCAGCATTATGTACCCATCCACGGAAGAGGAAGCGATTAGCACCATGTTCGGTTCTTACTTCCAGGGAGTACTCGAGCGGCACAAACATTTTGAGCAAGGCACAGTAGGTACATTGCTTGTCATGGACAACGGGAGCGACAACCAAGACGACATAGAGGTCAGGGGTTTCGAGGAAGATTCGAGGGGTATTGTCTCTATATGGGATTACCCTTACCACATGCAAGAGGGCTGGAACGGGTCAGAATGGGCGGACCGCTACGCAATAGGCGCTGACATATCAGAAGGACTTAACCAGACCAGCTCGACGGCATATGTAATTGACAGGTACACAGAAACACTTGTCGCCTCAATGGTATCGAACAAGGTTGATGCAAACGATTGGGCCGGATTATTGTACGGACTAGCCAAGTTCTATAACAGCAACGGCGATCTGGCCCTAATCTGTGCAGAGCGGACAGGAGCAGGGCAAACAACGGTAAAGAGACTGGCGAAGTTATCAGCACCACAATACGTCAAAATGATACCAGACACGTCGGGCGGCCAATTCACGAAGCAATACGGCTGGAGCGAGTCTCAACAAGCCAAACATGAGCTCATGGGTGACTTTAAATCGTATCTACGATATACTGACTCACACATAAGATGCGCAGAGTTAATCAACCAATGCTCAACGTATGTCAGACACGATTCGGGCAGACTAGGGCATGAAGAAGGGCACGAAGACGACAGAGTATATGGTGCAGCTCTGGCATATCAGGCGCATATATTTGTAGGAACAGAAGCAAGGATAGTAGGAGCGGAAAAGAGGATGAAAGCTGAACGGGTCAAGGCAGCGAAGGAGCTAGGTGGCATACACGTGGCTGCAATGCGTGACCTTGACCATCACCGAGGCGAGGTTGACGAAGATGATACCAGCTTTGCCGATGACGACTGGTAGGAGATTGGAAATGGATATGACGATTACATTTGATGTAGGGCATGGGGCGTTAATTATAATTATCGTCATGTTGATTGCTAAACAGATGGTTTCAGCATGGTTGGTGAGTAGAGAAAGAGACTCCCTTCAGAATAAACTACTAGCCGATCACGGTACTCTCGACAACTATGTCACAGGCAAACTTGCGCTGGACGGGGCCGTTGATAAGGACATAGTAGAAGAAGAGATCGAACGGCGGCTTGACGAGGAATACGAGCGGGACGTTGTTCAGATCTAGGAGTATCGGCAATGGAACCAAAGAGCAATGAAGATCTAAAGAAGTTAGCTGGTAAACTGTTTAACCCAACCGTCAACACCAGGCAGACATTGGAGCGGACGTGGTACAGGAACATCCTCTACTACATGGGCGAGCAATGGATTGTATGGTCTAAAGGGCAGAAAGGGTTTGTCCCTACCTACCGGCGGGAAAAGGCACAGCCTACCCCTGTGGATAATGCCATAAGAGACCACGTCAGATCAGTCAAGGCCATGATAATGAACAAGGACTTTGATATTACAGTCTGGCCCAACTCAAATGATCGTGACGACCGTAACGCGTCGAAACTAGGCGAAGATCTTCTAAAGGACATCAACTCCAGAGAAGACTTTATCAATAAAGACATTGAAGAGGAAGTAGCTTTATGGATGATTCTGACAGGGACAGGATTTATCAGAGACTACGGGTCAAAAGATAAAGGCCAACTCATTAACATTGGCAAAGATATTAGTATCAGGACCGGCGATGTGGTAAGTGAGAATATCATTTCGTTCAATCTGTTCGTGGACGACTCTATCGGCTACCGACTCAGAGACAAGAGCTATTTCGGTATTCAGTCACTAAAAGAGAAGGACTGGATTTCAGACCGGTTCCCTAACTTTAAGAAGGACAGTGGCGGCGACATACAGATGGTTAACTACCAGCAGACATTAGCCCGAATGGTTTCTAGCGTGTCCCCCCTGAAGAACGCAGGGCCGGAACTGGTTTCAATGGCAAATGTGGCTAGCGAAGATCTAGCCCAATACAGGGAAATTGAGTTTGCACCAACCAAGAAGTTCCCTGAAGGTCGTTATGTTATCATGGTTGGCGATCAGGTACTAGAAGACCAGCCTAGATTACCAATCAAAACAGATGGCGATGGCCGCTGGAACTACACAGTCGAGGATTTTAGAGCTATACCGGTTCCAGGCAGGTTCTGGGGCGACTCAACTATAAACGATCTTATCAGCCCACAAAACTCTATTAACAAAATTGACCAGGCACTTGAAAAGAACAGATTAAGCCTTGGCAGACCGATGGTGATATCAGCAGAAGGTATCAGGCTAAAGAAGAAGAGCGGCCCACAATCGGCTGTAATCCATGTTGAATATGACCCGGCAAAGACAAAAGGTATTGTACCTACAATCAACCGTGGAACACCGCTACCAGACCAGATATTAAACGAGCGCAATATCCAGAAAGAAGTAATCCAAGACACTTCAGGCGACCCAAAAGGAGTGTTGAGAGGTAAGGCCCCTAGCGGTTCGTCAGGCGTAATGGTGGACATCCTACGCGAGACAGCAGAGCAAGGCCACTCTCCGGACATTAACAGGTTTTTCAGGGCTCTACAGAGGTCATACCGGAAAAGACTTATTATCTCACAATATCTATATACCGAAGAAAGGATGTTGAAGGTATCAGGCGCAGAAGGGACGATATCGGTTAAGCACTTCCTCGGATCTGACCTGAGAGGCAACACAGACGTAAGGCTTGAGCTTACATCAGGGATGTCAACCACGAACTCCGGAAAAGTGCAGTTGATGAAAGACCTGACTATGGCTGGGATATTTAACGAACAGGTAATCCCCCCTGATATCAGAGAAGAGCTTTTAGGCAAGTTCAAGGTATCAGGTTTCAAGAACAAAATGGCAGCAGACCAGAAGCGAGCCGAAGACGAGAACAGCCAGGCAGCCAACGGCGAAGTAGACTTTTATCTTGAAGATCAGCTCTTAGACGACAACGATAACCCCCTTCCAATGCTAGTAAAGAACCCAACAACCGGACAAGATGAAGTTGCAAAAGACAAGAACGGCCAGATCATAATGATGATTGACCCGGAAACAGGCGAAGCCCCGTGGATTCCGGTAGTAAAAGATCCAGTCTTTGACCTTGACGACCACGCAGTTCACGCAGAGGCCCACCGCAGGTTCATTATCAGCCCAGAATACAACGAACTACCTAACCACGTAAGGGTAGTATTTATGGGCCATTACGAAGCGCATGTGAGGCAGATAGCAACACAGATGCGTATGGAGATGAAGAACCAGGAAATGATGATGAGAAAAGAGGCTGAGATAAAAAATCCACCTCCACCACCTCCGCAAGAGCAAGTACCAGCGGTTCCCCAGTAGTACAGCAAAAATAAACGAACACCAAACCCCGATTGAGTCAAACCAGTCGGGGTTTTTTATTGCCTTTACTCCGGCCAAAACCATAAAAATTATTAAAAAACTTTATAATGTAAAAAAACTTTACACATTGAAACTTCGATTGTAACAATTAGTTATTGCTAACCAGTGATAGCCATGATGATGTCATTATGTTCTGTCACCAAAATGGAGAAAACCTCATGAGTGAAGAAGAAATAGGAATTGAGGACGCATCGCAAGACACCCTGAGTACCGGGACAGACAATTTGTCTGAGACCGTACCGACAGGAGATGCCGAGACCGGCGACGCAGCCACCAGCGATAATGGTGAGGAAAAAAAATTCTCGCTAGATGACCTTTATCACGAGACCGGCATTAAAGACCCAGACGAGCTTAAATCAACCCTTTCATATCTTGACGATATCAAGGGCAAATTAGCTGGCGAGGATCTTGAAACCGTGCTCAAGCAGGCCAAAACCCTGAGAGAGTACGAGGAACGGTGGGCCGCTGAAGACGAGCGGAAAAAACGGGAAGAGCAAACTCCCGAAGAGACCATCGAGTACCTTGAGGAAAAGCTAAAGGAAGTAACAAGCGCACAGCAAACAAGGGCGCAAAGGGAAGCTGAAGAGAATAAACGGCAAGAGGCAATGGGCAAGTACGACAGTGAAGTATCGAAAGCCCTTGACCTCGCCAAAGACCTCGACCCCATTGTTAAAGACTTCCTTGGCAAGACGTTATCCTCAAACTACGAATCAAACACCATCAACCCGTCCGACCTAAGAGCGGTCAGGAACATGGTGGCTAACGAAGCAAAGGCGGTCGATGCCTTCAAGCGGGACATTATCAAGCAGTACGTTGCTGGGAAAATTGAGATGCCGGACATCGCACCCACAGCACCGTCAGCCCCCGCAGCGAGCAAAGGGCCAAAAACAATAAAAGAAGCAGCAGCCATCGCAAAGCAGATGTTCAAGGAAGGAAGGATCTTCCAAACCTGATACCGGTGGCGCAGGAGAATAGAACATGAGTGATGTAGCAGGCGGTTTGTTATCTGATTTTACTGATCTGTTGAAGAATGTTTACGGTGAAGGACTCACCAACCAGTTCAACAACGAGACTACAACCTACAACCAGTTTGAAAAAAGTGACCGCACACCTACGGGTAAAGGTTATGTTTTCGGCGTAAATAAAGCCAACCCCCAAGGTATCGGCGCACGTGCAGACGGCCAGAAGTTGCCTAGCCCACTGCCAGGCAAGTACGATGATGCCAAGATTACCCCGACCTATCAATACGGCGTTCTCAGGACAAGCGGCCCGTCTATTGAGGCAGGTAAGGGCAATATGTCAGCGTTCATGGACACGTTGGCAGGCGAAGTACAGAACATCTACGATGCCATGGTAGTTGACCTCAATCGCCAATGTTGGGGCGATGGCGGCGGAGCGATGGCCACTACCTCAGCAGTAGCTACTCCAGCTACCGGTTCTACATGGACTGTAACTGTAGACAACGATCTCGGGACTCGCTATCTCCAGGAAGGCATGGTAGTTGACTTTTACAACTCGGCTGGCGCAGTTGATGTTTCGGCCTCAGCACAGAGAATCTTGTCAATTGCTCCTGCCACCAAAGTTATCACGATGGAAGCACTCGGACAGACATATCGTGCCGACCATCCACTGTCAGGTATTTCCGGCACATCGGCTGCAACCGGGACGATTGCCGCAGCAAGCGTTATTGTACGTTCTGGTGTGCGTGACGCTTCTTATGCAATCACCGACACCATGACCGAGCTTACCGGCCTTGAGGGTATTTACGACGACTCCACACTGTTGACCACGTTCCAGAATATTAACGCAAGCACCAACCCGTTCTGGCGGGCAAACTTGATGAAGAACTCTGGAACCAACCGTGAGCTGTCAATGGACCTCATGTTGCAGGCTATCGACCTTACCAGATTGCGGTCCGGCAAAAACGCCAATATTATCCGTTGCGGTCTTGGACAACGTCGGAAATATGCCAACCTCCTGTTACCTGACGTTCGTTTCAGTCCGGGTGAACTGAAAGGTGGCTACGAGACCCTGACCTTCGCTGGCGGAGACGGGACGGTACAGATGGTTGTTGACCCTGTCGCCCGCCCGAACGCAATGTACTTTGAAGTAAAGGGTGCAATCAAGAAGTATGAGATGACATCGCTAGGATGGGGCAACCTTGACCAGCAGATGCACTGGCGGTCAGGTTACGATCAGTGGGATCAGTTCTTACGAGTTTACACCAATCTTGGTACAGAGCAGCGAAACTGTCTTACCAAACTGGCTGAGTTGACCGAACCTGCCACGTATTAATCGCCAACCTATCAGGGCCGTTCTTCGGAGCGGCCTTCTTTTTAATCCTTAGTATCCTCGGAAGAGGGGTAAACTGTCGCCTTGGGAGGGCAAAACAATGATAAAGAATTACAATATCGATCCGGACGCACAAATAGCATGGAGCAAAATGGAATCAGGCAACCCCTCAGGGGGGCAGGACTATTTTGTTGATGGGAACATCGTGCAATCCGGCGACGGAAAGAGCTGGAGGCAGGCCAAAAAGACATTGGCCGAGGCTATTACGGCCAGCGACCTATCAATATCTTCTACCACTAACCGTTGGTGGGCGAGGCGGAACCGGATCTTTGTTTGCGGCGACACCTTAACAGAAACGCTGGTTAAGTTCCCTACCAAGTGCGATATCATCGGCGTTGGTGCTTATGACGCAAATGATAAGCCTGGTTTAGTCGGGCACCATGTCCCGATTGGTGAGTCATATTCCACCAGATGGTACAACATGAAGTTTAATTCTGTCGCGGCAGCAGCTCCGATGTTCACCCTTACCAGTGCTTCTGCCGGGATGGAGTTTCACGGTTGTGATTTTGATGGAACGTCTGGAACAATGACCATCGGTATTCAGAACACAGCGTCCCATGGCATGGTTGTTAACGACTGTGATTTCTATGGCACATTCGCTTCCTCATACATAACCTACGGCGCAGGTGAGATGGGTAAGATGAGGATTACCGACAACAGAATGCTCGGAACGGCGGCTATTGGAATCGTGTTTAATGCAAGTGCGGTTGGCAATGTTGCCGGTGGACAGTTGATTGACGGGAATATTATTAAGGCTACCGGCCTTACTATTGACGACAACGCTGATCTTGTCCACATCACAAACAATGTCCTGTTTTCTGCTACCGATCCTACGGCAGACAGCACAGGTATTGCTGATGTTAACCAGCTCTTGTGTTGCAACAACAAAGTTCAGATTACCGCTGCACAGGGAACCGAGCGCAACTTTGACTTCCCGTTTGTTGTGGCAACTACATCATAATGGCAGTTTAAGACAGATAATTCGGGAATCGTCACCCGTTTATCATTTCCTCCACGGGGGCAGTATCAGGATTGGCTTGGTACTGCCCCACCTTTAAGCGGAGATGCAATGAACATCATATATGCGTTATCATTAATCATAACCATAATTGCAACCCCATGTTACGGCAACGAAGATAGGGTCATTGCACGAATAGCAGATTCTACCAATAACCCAATAACATCGGCAAACCCAATGCCGGTACTGGTAGAAGGAATTGGCGACACCTTAGCAACGGCTATAGACAACGACAATCCACTGTTTGTACATCCGGCAGGGGAGATATCAACCCTAAACTCTACAAGTGCAACGCTCCTAGCTGATGCTGTCTATACCGGGACAGCAGAAGATATCAGAGATGAGTCTGTCGTAATAATTAGCGTTATCGCAGATGTAGGCAGCGCGGAAGACGGTCTTAGCATCCAATTCTCACCAGACGGCACAAACTGGGACCACTCAGACGCTTACACATTGGCAGGCGGAGCAGGTAAGACCTTTAGCTTCCAGCCTGCGGCAAGATATTTCAGAGTTGTTTATACGAATGGCGGGACAGATCAGGCATATTTTAGGCTCCAGAGCCAGTTAAAATCTACTTACGTCAAGCCGTCAAGCCACAGGGTAGCAGATTCAGTATCAGGGCAAGACGACGCAGAACTTGTCAAGGCTATCATTTCAGGCGAAAACCCTGGTGGCACTTTTGTCAATTTTACGTCAACAACGGCAGGTAACTTCAAGATTTCCCTTGAAGAGTTTGACGATGCAGTAAAAACAACCAATGAAGACCGCACAACCAATCTTGACGGTGAAGATGGGCTCAACACCAACGCCATGCTATTTGCTAGGGTAGACGATGACACGGTAAAAAACTTGAGACTTGACCAGGTCTCTGAGTTTTTAATCGCAGGCTCCTACGAACATCACGAAGCTCACGAAGGGTCATTATTCCATGCCCATTACACTAACACAGTCACCAACACAGGTGAGATGTCATGTATTGGCCTTAACGTGCCAGACACCACCACATGGCCTCATGTAGTTTATGGCGCGTCTGCTTCAGCAGCAGCAATGTTCAATGTTTACCGGTCTCCGTCAGTTGATGTTGATGAAGGCACACAGCTCGCCATCTACAACCACAACGAAAACTCAACCAACACTTCGATATTAACTTCCATAGAAACTACCCCTGTGGCAAACAAACTAACCAGCTACGATGAAACGCAAGCGGCTGGAGCCAACATAACAAAAACGACAGCCATTATAGACGAACAGATAGGGTCGTCAGGCAACCCAACGTCATCAAGTGGCGGTCAAGCAAGAGGTAGCTCAGAACGGATACTTAAACAAGGATTGCAATATATAGTGTGCCTTACAGCTCTTGACAGTAACGACAATGTCCACAACCTTTCTTTAGATTGGTATGAGCACCAAAACAGGAACTAAACACGGAGGAATAAATGTACCGACCACCTGACGATTTCATTAGAAGGCTACACCAGTTAGACCCAAGGCTAGGATGCCATTTTAGCCCAGAAGCAAAAGTATGTGTCATAACCTACGCCAGGTCATTAGGCGAACCATCCACGTTAATGAGGGTGGAAACAGACGACGGTTCATTCCGACTCCCAAACGACAACGATATCAAGAAGTTACA